GAGTGTGTAAATAGATATAAGTTTCTCTTTGGAGATAGGTTTGGTCAAATTGAGATTAAAGCAAAGAATCGATTCTTTCAGACTGAAGTAGGTGATGTGCTTGAGATATCAAGGACTAAACTACCGGGGTTTGCTTATGATCCAGATGTAGATCAAACAAAAAAGTTTTCAGTTAGTGCAGTTACTAAGAATAGAACTACAATTACAATCAGTGCTTTCGATCAAAAAGGCATCGAAGACAATTCTGGCTCATGGTAGCCTAGAGTGGGGGAAATAAATGGGTGGTATAAGAGAAGTTCAGTTCGTTGTCGGGCCAGAAACATCTACTCAGCCAACCGGGGTTACCCCTAGTGACGATGCAGATTTGGTCACTAAAGGTTATGCTGATGACACCTATACTCCAAAACAGGATGTGTATGGGTCGGTAGCCACCATCTCAGCGCTAAAGGCAATTGGAGCCTCGGATAGAGTTGATGAACAAATCGTTTTCCTAACTGACCTTGATACGATCTATGAGTTTGACTCTGCATCTTCTGCTACTCCAGATGATGACTTAATTGTGCAGCCAACCTCTGGTACGGGGCGCTGGATAAAATGGAACATTACTGGCGGCACGTCTTCGATGGGTTCTTCCATTGAGGGGCTACTTCAAAAGCTGGATGCCGAGCGCCTTGGTGTTCTAACAAACGATATTGATAACTCGATTGGCGTGTCTGGCGTGGTTCCACCAGCCCACAAGTCTTATACTCAGCGCCTAATGAAAAACTATACGGCAAGTGATGCGGCCATTGAACTATGGCACAATCCGACAGTGCCTTGGTCTGCCGATCCAGCCCTTGATAGCGCAACAGGTTGGACTGCCACAAATGCTGGTGGTTCACTTGCGGCGAGCAATACGGCAGGAGATTTTCAACTAGGAACACACGGCCTAAAATTTGATAAAGCAGGCACAAACGTGGCGGCTGGGATTAGATATGATCTTGGAGCCCAGACCTTCTCTGCTTATCAGAATAAGCGTGTTTGGTTTAAGGTTAAGATGCCGTCTGTTACTCAGCTAGATTCTATTAAACTTAGAATCTATGCTGACACCACGTCAAACTTTAGCACCTACTCGTTTGCGCTAGCCAACGGTCAATACGACGGCTCTGCCATTACTACAGGTTGGAACACATTCCTTGTTGATGTAAGCGCCGCAGGAACGGCCGGTGGAACTGGCTGGGTTTATACGCAGCTAGCACGTTACTTTGAAATTGAAGTGGTCACAACGGCATCTGGGCAAACCTATACAGGTATTGTGGTTGATTCCTTTGGTTTTTCAGAAGGTGAACCACAAAGGCTTGGCGTAATTGGCGATTCCTTTACGATTTACAATAACTCAAGCAAGGATGATTTGATCATTGCAAGCTCAAACACAAGGTTTGATGGGCCGCTAACGCTAGCCGCGAGCCTTGCCAACAGCTATGTTGGCACCACGGGTACATCAAGGGCTGCCCTTGAGAGATCAAAGCTTTTGATAAGCGATGGCCAGATTTCAATGGATAACGATTCAGGCCTTTCTGGAACTATCACTCTGGCGCAGAAGGTAAGGCTTCAAACAATCCTTAGAGAGTCACTGTCTACGGCCTATAAGGTTGCAGTAGACGTGGTAACTCCACAATTCTATAAGGTCACAGCCGTTGGCGGGTCATCTCTTGGTCTTGAGGATCCAGAAAATACCTCTGCGAACCTTGTAAATACAAACGTTTTACATTTATTTTCGATAAAATACTCGCAAGGAAAAACAAGAGCGATTTACGTTGGAGATATGACGGTAACGAGTTCTAGCGCATCTGGCGGGACCACAACGGTAAATGGAACACCACCCGGCGGTCTTACTGCAAACTATGCCTACGCTGTGAAAAAACATCTAACATCGTCTAGGTTATCTGCCGTTTCAACTCCCACAACGAATGAAAGCTTTTCAAGCTTGTCGCTTGATGCAAGCCCAAATGGACTTATCCTTTTGGATACGGCAAAACGAATTCCATATCAAAACAACCTTTTGGGTTTATGGAATTTCGAAGGTGCCAATCCAGGTAAGAAGAAGTTTGGCAGTGCACCAGATCTTGAAACGGTTGGGACTCTTCAACAGACCGGATTTAAGTCTGGCCACAAGGGCATCACAGGATGGAGTTCATCGAATTATTTCAGAATTCAAAACGGTTCAAACTCTCAGTTCAATACCCAAACAAAAATGGTGATTTCTCTTTGGTTTTATCCAACCAAAAACGACAGCTATCGCGTGATTTGTGGCAGACCGAATGCTTCTTTCAACGCTGGGTGGACGCTTGGCTACCGCGATGGTGGGTTGAATATTCAAGTTGATATTGGATCTGGCTCTGAGGTTATCTCGTCAAACGTTCTGGTTTTAAATCAGTGGCAACACATTCTGATGCAATTTGAGTCTGGTGCGACCAACGGTACGAAGATCTATAGGAATGCTGTTCTAATCGGCCAGGGCACGACAACAAACACAGACTCTGGCGGCGTGCCATTCTCATTTGGTTACAACGAGGCCTCGGGCGGAAGCGCCCTTGACGCAACGGATGTTATTGCCCAGCCATTTATCTGGAACGGTGTAAATTTCACTCAAGCCGAAGTTGATTATATGTACAATCTTGGCCAATACACAGACTGGGGATTTGGCGGACAACTTCGCCACATCTACACCGCAAACGGTCAGTCTGGGCAAAAAGTAAGCTATGAGGGCGAGCTTAGTAGAACCACCACAGCGATCACGCCTGCTATTCAAAACATTGCTGTGATACAATCATAAATCAGGGGGATTAAATGGAAATGGTTAAAGTAGAAGTGATGCTTGGTAAAGAAACTCATGAGCTAGTAAAATCTCTAGCCAACATGGTTAAAGTTGTTTTGGTTGCCGGAAAAGACGGCTTTAAGCCAGAAGATGCAATGCCCATCGTTCAAGGTTTATTCTCTGAACTATCTGGCGAAGGCTTCAAAGATTTAGACAAGCTATTGGCTGAGGTAAAAGAATCTCCTGCAAAGCTTGCCTTAGCTTTGGCAGTAGAAATCGATGCTGTTCTCAAGAGCGCTTGAGATCCTAGGTATTGTACAGCTCTTTATCTTGGGTGCTTACGTGGTGTCTTTACTGATACCTGGTGAGCACCCAGATAAAGAATTAAAATGGATTTTAGCATTTACGGAAAGGATTTCCAGAAAATGAGTTGGCTATCTGCTATAGGCACGGTCCTTGTAGGATTTTTCTCTGCCCTTCCTAAGATCTTAGATGAATTCTCTAAGTGGCGACAATCTCGAGAAATAGCAAAAAACGAAGAGGTGGCCAAGGAAGTGGATAAGGCCGCTAAGGAGACTGAAAATGCTAAAACAGATGAAGAGCGCAAGAAGGTTGCTAGCCGCTGGACTTCTATCGTGCGTAATTTGTATAAATAGTCTTATAGGATGTGCCAATGGACCAGAAGTTGAAGTCTGCGTTAATAGCGGAAAAGCAATGGAGTGCTCCTATGATAAAAAAGAGTACACCCTCACATTCAAGCAAACCATTAACTATTTATGCGTATCTCCGAAAGACTATGGAAAGCTTATTGAAGCGTGCCAAAAGGGCGGCGCACCGGAAGTTTCGGTTTGCGTTTCAGATTCGAAAAATCTTATCTGTGAAACTAGAGATTACACTCTTGCCGAAGCGATAAACTTTGTGTGTATGAGTGAAATTTACTTGGGTAGGCTTATAAAGTATTGCTCCAAAAAATGAAAAACAAATTAAAAGATATACCAGGGCATGAAGGCAGATACTCCATTACAAGAGACGGAAGAGTGTGGAGTTACAACAAATTAAAGTCTGGCAACGCGGCAGGAAAGGGCTTTAAGCGGGCAAGATGGTTGGCATCTAGCCTTAACTCCGTCGGGTATCCCTGTGTTAATTTGGATGGCAAAACCACACCTATCCATAGGCTGGTAGCCAGCACATACATTAAGAATGTAAATAACTATCGACATGTAAACCACATTGATAATAACAAAAAAAATAATCAAGTGTCTAATCTTGAATGGTGCACGCAAAAACACAATGTACGGCATGCAATCATTGGTGGTTTTAGAATAAATTTAAAAATTACAAAAATCACTGGCAAGAAAATACTGTCTTTATATAAGTCTGGCGTTTCTGTGAAAAAAATAGCCATGACGCTTGGAATGAAACCGCCGACTGTTTATGGCTTCCTTCAGGGCAGAAAGCTTCTTTCGAAACCAAGGGCGCACATCTCCAGTAAAGAGCGTCAGGTTATAAAGAAATCGCGCGGACACACCTCTATCTATCGTGGAGTTACCTACGACAAGGCAAGAAAAAGATACCGCGCTATAATTCGCATCAAAGGCAAAGACTTTCGTGCTGGCGATCATATTTCCGAAAAAAATGCGGCAAGGGCTTATGATAAAAAGGCCAAAGAGCTTTTGGGTGTTTTTGCAAAAACAAACTTTTAGGTGCTACCTATGGCCAGGGCAAGATTAAAAGGACTTTTAATTGCTCATGAAGGAATGGTTCTAAAACCGTATAAAGATACCGAGGGCTACACCACGATAGGTGTTGGACGGTGTCTTGATACCACCGGCATCTCTAAGCAAGAAGCCATGGTGTTGCTAGAAAATGATATTGCAAAGAGTGAAGAGCAGGCCAGAACCTTTCCCTGGTACAAAGACCTAAATGAAGCACGCCAAGATGTAGTAATCTCCATGATCTTTAACTTAGGCCTTAATGGCTTTCGTAAGTTTAAGCGCATGATTGCGGCCATTGAGCATGGGGATTATGCAGAGGCCGGTAACCAGATGCTAAATAGCCAGTGGTCTATTCAGGTTGGAAATCGTTCATTGGAACTTGCACAGATGATGGTTCTTGGAAGGTAAGTATGCCTAATCATCCCACTCTATAAATTCACCAATCACATATTCCATCACAAATATATCGAACATTAATTTCATGTTTTTTAGTGTTTTTATTAAACAAAATAGGCTTAGAACCATGAAAATGAGTATAAAAATGACTGCAACTGGGCTGTTTTGTTGATAATCGATAGATTTTGATGTTTTTTGTACCGTGCCGTGTCGATACTGTTTATTCCGCATCTTTAAATTCATCTTCTAGGGGTAGGAACTTCGTGCATACACCGGCGTGATCAGCAAAAGATGCAACAGCGATGCGCTTGCCAGCCAAGTCTATGTGATATTTTGCCACAAGCCGGGATAAGTTTTCTGTCCATCGATAACAGTCACGCGCTACCTCGCATCTTAAACCTGTGCAGTAGGTAATGTTGAACTTAACGGGCGTCATCTAACTTCTTTTCTAAGGACTCAAGAATAGTTCCAGTAAATTCATCGCGAAAATCCACATCAAATTCAATACCAGCACCCCTTGTTGAGAGATGGAATATTTTCATGTCACGAGTGTCTAGAGTAAAGTGAAGGTATTTAATCTCCATGGTGAGCTTTTTTCTCATATTTTTTTCATCAAAGTTCCATGTCCTGTGGCGATTCTTTTCTACCCAATCTGTTAATTGTTGCATGGTTACTGGTTCGGACATTATTTGATCTCCAAGATATCGCGAATCCGGCTACGTGATTCTTGTAAAAAGTTCCTTAACTTTGGTTCTTGTGAAATATTATGTGCACTGTTTAAGTCCTCATCAGCCACGCGCAAAGCAGCTATCAGCTTCTTTACTGTCGCTGGGTTTGCCGCTGCTATGTATTCGGATGTTGCAAAGGCATTCGGTCTATTTGTTTGTGACGTTCGTCCAAAAACTTCAGCAATAACGTGCTTTTTATTCTCTTGATCTGCAGCAATACAATAATCATATTCGCCGTCAGTTGGTATAAATGCCCTAAATGAACCCCAAGGACCAGGAGTAGCAGCATCCGCTTTCTTCTCTAAATCGCTTAGTAGATCCTGTAATGAGGTCACCATTTCAAATCCTCAATCCAAATAAAGTTCTTCCATATGAAGGCAACGAAGTTACATGCCTCACAAGAGCATCGGACGTTAGTTCCAATTCTTTTATTCGACCGCTTCATCTTATGTTTTTCTGTAGCAATCATTAGTAAGCCAAAGAGCTTAGCCTCTTTAATTGTCATTTCCCCGCCTCTTTCTTGGCTTGCTCCAGCTTCTGTAAACGATCGAGCAATCGTTCCTTTGCTGCATCAAAGCTTAGATAAGTCATACAATTATTCACATCGTGCGCAGCTTCCGCCACCGCTTCGAGCGCGCTCACGCACTTGGATAGGGCGGCGGTTTGTGGAGTTTTTACTTTGTCTAAAAGTTCGCAAATCTCTTCTGCACATTTAACTCCAACTCTTGCGATATGCTCATAGCAAGATAGGTGGGCGGCATGACTTTTAATACCGTCCAAAGATTTCCGCATCGCCAGGTTCTCAGCCTCTAGCTGCTGAATACGCTCACGCAATGCTTTGATGCTTACAGCTTTGGCTGCCATAAAAATCCTTTGGAAGTACTCTGTAGGATTGCACTACAATCTCACGGTTCAAAGCCATGCGTTTTGCTTAAACTAGAGTACTAAGAATGTAAGAAAAAACTCCGGCCCGCGCTGTATGACGCCGCCGGATGGACTCAAATTTTTATAGGTGAATAGGGTGAGTGTTCCCTGCAAGTTAATCATAAGGGATATTGAGGTCGTTCACCTAACATACAATGTTGGTTCATATAGACGTGTGTGTATTTGTTTTCAAGAGAATTTCTCTAGTCTCGCAACAATTCTTTAGCAACAGGGCATGCGATTATCTGATCTTTAACAACTCTTAATATTTGCGAAATTCTAGTATGACTAAAGCCAAAATATTTACCGATAATTTCTTGAGACATGCCATCTCGGTAGAACATTAAAAACACAGCACGCTCAACGCCTGACTGTCTTAGCTCATCTAAGATGGCAAAAAGAATGCCTTCTTTATTTTCATTTTGAGGTGCGGCAACTGTTATTGAAAGACCATCTTCATCATAGTCTTCAACAATACCTTTGGCGTTGTGTTCTGCTCTTCTTTCTAGATTACCGGTGTTGCCTACTTTGCCGAAAATGCCACGAATGTAATCAGCAATAAGAAACTCGGTGTTTCTAGTGGATCTACCCTCTAAGACTTTAAGTACGGCCCAATCTGCAAAATCCTCTGCTAGGTGAGCAAAGTTTTTATTCCTAGCAGTCTTCATACAGATGTTACGGAATTTGTAGAAGTACTCGCCGTCCATTTGCTCATGCGCTTCTTTTCTGCGCTCTTGAACACGTCTACGTGCGTTTTTAACTTGGTCTTTTGAAACTTGGTATCTTGCGGCGGCGGCTATGATGCCGTGCTCTTCTGAATAGTTAAAGAGTTCATTATCTTCAGCGGTTTTAGCTTTGACTAGAATCTTTTTCCTAAGGCCTAGGGTTTTAGCTTTAAGACGAGCGGCATCTGGGTGGCAATTAAAGTGCTCACCAATTTGCTTCCAGGTATGAGTTTGAACGAGATCTTTTAGGACTGATAATTCCTCATCAGTCCACACTCTTCCTTGAGTAAAGGCCATGAGTAATTTTTAGCATAGCAAGCTAACAAAATAAGTATTTTCTAGTGGTCGGGCTTGATTCCGACTCCTAAAGCTTGTGGATCGAACCACGAGGGACTGCCAACCCTCAATCTCCGGCTTACGCACGGGCTTCATTATACGGCACGACTCTAGCGTCGATCTGCGCTATGCGGGTCCATCCCCGCCGCACTAGAAAATACTTACTTTCTCTTACCAATCCATCCAAGCATAACTAACCCTAGCACCATGGTGATGGTGGTTAAAACTACGGCATATGGCCAGGTTAAGTGGCTCATATTTTGCCTCGTCTCTTCCAATCTTCTGCAATCCTATCGATGGCGCGCATAAGATCTCTGGCAACGGATTGATTATAGAATCTAGGCTTGCCGAACTGTTCATCATAATCTTCATTTTTTTGACGGTTCTCTTCCATGATTTCACGAAAGGAGCCACTCATTTGAGAATAAAAGATATGAGCTGATTCTTTAGGATTAAGCTTAGCCATTGCGATCTCTAGAGCCTCTAAGAAAGCCAATCACACCCACAAGAAGAAGCATGATTAGCAATATTAAGAGCCAGTTCTCTGAAGAGAGCTCATTCATTCTCTTATCCTATCCCTATGGGGGCATCTTGCTCATTAAAATCAGAAGGAGAGGGTGCGCTTAACTTTAAAAACTCAACAGACCTCTCTAAGAACTCCTTTAAGGGGCCTTGGATATCTTTTTGTTGAAGTCTTGCTTGTTCATAAACATGGTTCACATACTGGGTAAGTTCTTTGGGTGGGATCTCCATCAGCGTTAGCCCTTTAAATGGCGAAAAAGGCACTCTGTAGACGGCATCTCTTACTTCTTGAGGGGTAACCATGTTCTTTAACTTTGGAGGGCTTTTAAACTTATCAGAGCCTTTCGGAGATGCTTCAGAGATGTGGTCAAGATCCTCTTCAGCAGCTACTCCTATTAAAGATTGAAACAGATAACGCCTGGCGTAAGTTATTTCAGCGGCAATGACTTTAGGATCATGATTTTGATTATGAATAACCCAGGTAGATTCAACCCATTGCCCTGAATTGTGGGCAAGCCTCATCACAATGCACTGAACACCATCTTCGTAATCAAGTGTTGCAAAATGCGACAGTCCATTCTTTTGAAGGATAGTTTTTGCATGGTCAATCATGGAAGGAAGGTCTGCGTAGTCGTAGCTAAAGCTAGAGCCAGACTTTGTTGGTATTTTAGCTGTTTTATTTTTCTCAGGATTAGTCATCTCTCCTTGGGCTTTAGACAAGGCTGTGACTAGTTCATTGATATGATCTGATGTTTTCATTTTTGTTCTCCATTCGCTGGAGTTGGTCTTATAGAGATGAGAGATTGAAGGCAAGAGTAAAAATAAAAACGGCCACCAAAGTTCTTGCGTTCTCTGGTAGCCGAATCTATAACTTATTTTGCGAAAAAGTATTAGGATTGAGAACCTACCTTCGATTGAATAATCTTTCAATTCAAAAATCCTAATACCGAAAGTACGCACTTATTTTTTTAGTACTGGGGGGATATTTTGGAAGATAACGACTTCGTAAAAATTATAATAAACAACTTTGAAAAACATAACCCACCGACCTCAAAAGGACGCTGTTGGTGGTTCAAGTTTGCAAATGATTTTTTTGATGACGACAAAATTAGTCTACTTAATTCTATAGAAAAATTGGTGTGGGTTTTCTTCATTTGTCGGGCATCTAAGGGGACTCCGCGAGGCACCTTTTTGTTGAGCCGCAAGTTGATCCGCACACATGTTCCAGAGGCCGAAAAAGACCTGATCCGCACGTTGAAAAAATTTAAGTCATTACAAATAGTTACAATCAAGTCGGACCTAAACCGGTACCTTTCTGGGTCCGGCATCGGTACCGCAGATAAGATTAGAGAAGATAAGATTAGAGAAGATAAGATTAGAGAAGATAAGATTATAGGGGAACAAGAAATCCCGGCTACGCCGTACGAGGGTACCCCCCGTACTAACGAAATGGTTGCTACTTTTTGTCAACATTGGAAATTGCGATACGGGGAGAACTACCGAATTCAGCAAAAGGAAATTTCTGCTTTGAAGAGGCTTTTCAAGGATTGTGGATCAATGACGATGCTTGATCGAATTTGCAAGGCCTACCTGGGCATGAATGACTCGTGGTTTCTAAATAAGCGCCACGATGTCATCACCCTTGAAAGCAATTTTGCAAAGGTTTCGCTTTACGAACAGAATCAAAAAAGCTTAAGCCAGGCCGAAATTAAAAGTCTAGACAGGCGCGAGGCCGCCGCATCGCTTCTACAGCGCGTCAAAGATGGTGAGATATGAGTTTGCGAAATAAAATTGCAGAAGCCTACCTGGGCCTGGGCGAAAGCTTTGGAAGGAGTATTAGCGAAATAGGTTTAAAGATTTTTTTAAACTCAATTGCAGACCTTCCAGAGCAAATAGTTCTTGATGGAATCATGAGGTGCGCGCTTGAGCTAAAGTATTTCCCATCAATCGCTGAAATTAGACACCGGGCAAATCCATCCGAAGGAATTACGGATGAGGTAATCGCAAACGACACAGTTTCCAAAGTAATCCAAGCAATGAGCAAGTTCGGATATACCAATTCGGATAAAGCAAAAGAGTTTATAGGCGAGCTTGGTTGGGAGTTAGTTACGAGAGAGGGTGGATGGGAAAATGTTTGCCGCAACGTTGAACTGGACCAGCTACCAATCTACCGCGCCCAGTGGCGTGAACTTATTAAGGCCATTATTCTACAAGCTCCGAACAAGAAAGAAACCAAAACGATAGAAGCAATTAAAAAAATGGCAATTGAACATGGCGCTATCAAATCAATATAACTTGCAGAACTATTGTGAAAAATGCTGGCAAGAGGTTCTATTACCTCACACGTGCCCAAATGGTGGACAGAGACTTTATGGTGTAGACGATTACGTTAAGAGACATGACAAACAAAAATCAAATAAAGAAAATTTACTGCCAGCTTTAATTCGGATAGAAGAGCTTTTGCGTAAAATAGAAATAAACACTAGAAAGTCAGAATGAATAAGTTTCAAAAAGAGCTCATCAAATATAATAAGCTAGTTGCCGTTCGTTCTCGTTTAAGGCCAAGCATCTATAAATTTCTAGTCGATAAGGGTGTTGACTATAAAATAGCTGACGAAGCGCAAGAATTTGTTTCAGATGCGTGGCAAGAAACAAGTCATAAATTTGATCGCATTTTAAATAACCAAGTTGATGTGATTAACCGTCGATTAAGTGAATCCCTCAGTGAGCTGAAGGATCAACTGCAAGACATTGAAGACATGATTAATGGAATTAGGTTTGAGGTTTAGAGAAAATAAAATGATTCATAAATGTCCATACTGCAAAGCAGAGATACAGGTAGAAGTAAGCACAACCGCCTCAGAATCCTCGAGACGAGCAGAGGCTAAAAAAGGAATAAATAACAAAACGGGTTTTAGGGGTGTTTGTGCAAATAAGGGCGGCTATGACGCTGTCTTTAAGTACCATGGGAAAAGAATCTATGTGGGTTGGTTTAAAACAAAAGAAGAAGCATCTAATGCTTATGAAGAAGCTAGAAATAAGATTATAAACGGCCAGAACTTAATTGAGTGAAGGAAAATATTAAGATCCTTAAGACTTTTCATCTTAAGAAACTATAACTACCAAATTTAACGCATGTGGTTTAATGGCTCTAAAACTTGGAGGATTTATGGAACAAGATTTGGTAACCATCACTCATGATCAAACAAAGAAGATTTACTGGGAGTTTCCTTTGTTAGATGAATTAAATATTCCAGAAGAAGCTATCCTTCTTAAGATGGATTCTAAGTTGTATCTAGTAAGTGCATTAGACGAGAGTCCCAGTTTTAAATTAGTTATTTAATGAATAAAATAAGTGAAAGAAAATATTAAGCTCCTAGCATTTATTTACACTGTGATTGTTATCTCTGTTATGGGCTCTGCCTGGGTACTTCTCTCATTCCTTCTTGGGAACAATGCGTGATGCTAAAAGGAACAAAATGAATACCAAAGATTTAAATCAAGCCATATCCAAAGCACTAGAGCTTGCGGGACTGAAAGATTCGAATTACGTTATCGCCTATAAACACCAAGATATCGGTTCTTGTATCACTCATGGCGACCCCGTTATGCTTTCAGGGCTTGCCTCTGTAGTTGGAATGATTGCCTCTGAGAAGTTAGATCAAATGATTATGGTTAACGATATGCCAGTGATTGATGAGTATTCTGGCTATCAAATTAATATGGAGATAAAATGAAAAAGAAAACAAGGACGATTAGTCCAGAAGCCGTGCAAAAGAGATTTTCTAAGAAACTATCTGCCGTCATGGGCAATAGACCTTTTGTGGTGACCTACCTAGATGGTGATTATGTCGTAACTCAACACCAGGGCAGTGATATTCAAGTTGTGGGCTTATCTCGTTACACAGAAGAGTTTGCGCATACCTTGGTCTCGCTCAGTCCTGACACCAAAGATCGTCAAAACATTATCTCCGCAATAAAACAAATAGATGCCACACACCCCTATGAGCACCATTAAATCCACGGCCCGTGTAGTGGGCAAGGTTAGCTTTCCTAGCGAGATAAGGTACACGCCGGCAGGTAAGGCCGTATGGACGTTTTCTGTGAGCTGGAAGGCTTCTAAGGAGGCTACAGAGTGGTCTAATGTTAGGGTTACCGTCTGGGGAGAGGCTGCCGCTATTTTAAAAGAAGAAATCATGGACGGCGAGATCATTGCTATCGGTGGCGACTTACATGTTAAAAATTACACGGACAAGTCTGGTCAGAAAAGAACATCAGTAGAGGTACACGTAAACTCGGTAGATGAATGGCAGCGGTTGGGTACTAAAAAACAACAGCCAGCCCTCACTGCAAAGATAGAATCTCCTTCTGATATCCTTAACCTAGATATACCCTTCTAAGCGTGAAACTAAAGGCCCGCGAACCACTAGAGCAAGACATTAAGAACGCCATCTTAGCTTGGCTTTTCATGCAGAAGAACTGTTACGTGTGGCCTAATGACTCCACTGGCATCTTCGACCCCGTAAAAAAGATATACCGCAAAAAACACTCGAAATATCACCGCATAGGTATTTCTGACATACTTGGTATTTGGAATGGTAGACCCCTTGCTATTGAAGTGAAACGGCCTAAAGGAGTAGTCTCTCCAGAGCAACGTGTCTTCTTAAATGAATTTAACAAGCACGGCGGCATTGGCTTTATAGCCAGATCCGTTGATGACGTCATAGAACACCTTAAATCATCATGGATGATACAGTCCCCATCAATAAAAATCGATTAAAACCACTTAATAAATAGATATTATTTATAGTATATTCAAGCACTTATGCGCATGTTGACATGTGGTACAAAAAGTGGCACAATTAGATACATAAAGGCTGGTGATTTATGAAGATCCTAGAACTCTTAAGCATTCAACAAGAACTAACAAAAAAGAAATGTAAGGTTTGTGGAATCATTCATTTGAACCTACCAAGAAATTTTAGAAAGCTTTGGGAAAATGATCCAATGGATGGTGTGTATTTTGAATGTAAATGCGGCACTACCATATATATCCCAAGAGCAAGAATAGAGCAGAATGTAAGAGATATGGCTGGGACATTAGCTGCCTAACCATTTGGCCTGTGTATTAACATTAAGGAGTATTTATGAAGAACAAATACGTTGCTGGAATCTTGGCCCTAATACTTGGTAACTTTGGTATCCATTACTTTTATTTAGGCAAGCATGTAAAAGGTCTTCTGTGTATGTTGTTTTCTTGGTCCCTTATTCCCGCAGTTGTTGCAACCATCACAGGTCTTGCCTATCTGTTTATGAGCGAAGAGAACTTTAGGTTGGAATATCAAAGCGCTCCCATGGTTCCTGAAACAAAGAAAGCTGCCTAACATGAAGGTTAAATATTCAATCGGCATTGGTTCAAAAGAGATCGTTCTAGCAGAAGAATGTGCCAATTGTGGTGGTACGGGCATTGAAAAAGCATTGCCAGAAAAGTGTGCCAACTGTGATGGCTATAGTTACACGCACACAGAGAATGGAATGCAGATACTAACAATGGTTATGGAACATCTGGCGAAAGGAAAATTAGGATGAGTACACATAAGATAAGATGGCACGTTTGGGTTAGGTCAGAGCTTGTTGCAAAAGCCAATCTCAAACGCAAAAAGAATCATCACAAATGGATCGACATCATTAATAAGGCCCTGAAAATGTATTTGGAAGATAAAATTTCTCTAGAATAGTCAACATAGGTACTACTAGTATTAGTAATCACTAGTACTTATTAGTAATAACCGGGAGATCATTCATCATGGCAAAGTCGGCAGGTAAACCATACGCTTGGCAAAAACCCGTTAAGAAGCCTCAAACTAAAAAAAAGCCCAAGAAGTAATGCAAGAGAACACAAAGTTAATTGAGCAAATATTTGAAATTGACCCCAGGGTTCTAGAAACAGCCGAAGATCCAGCTCACCTTCAAAACATCATCAAGCTTGGTAAAGAGCAGATCCTAAAATTCGTAGAAAGTAAGATCCAAGTAGATATTTCGGATATCCTAATAGAAGGTTCCCCTAAGAAGCGGATTCGAATTACAGCAATCCTATAATTCACACTTCCAACACATTTGTGTCATAATATTATTGATGAGCGCACTAACCATGGATGGTAATTTGTTGGCTGCTATACTCACTGCGGTAGGGTTTATTCTAGGACTTGCCTCTCAGTGGGGAAAATCTAGGTCAGTTGAAAAACGCCATGCCGATGATATTGATCACATTAAAAAGGTACTAGGAAATTTACCCACCGAATACGTAACCCTTAGGCATTTCGAGTACGTAGCCTCAGAGATGAAAGACAACCTTAGAGCCGTTCAAACAGACGTAAAAGAAATTCTAAGACACATTAAACAATAGCTTGATTCACATGCTGGTTATATATAAAGCTCTCACTTATAAGAGAGACCTAAGGCCAAATCTATCGTTCTTCATGTCGCAACAAAAAGCCTTAGATGCAAATGTAACCTATACGGTCCACATGATAGTCTTAGGTCTTTCTTTTAATCCCAACTATTCTTACAATCAATTTATGGAGATGCTGGCCCTAGATGACCGCCTTGCCATTCTATTCTTAGCCACCTTTCTTCTTTGGCTGGTTATTCTTGAAAGACCATGAGCAAAAATCAATTCTGTGAACGCTGCACGCAAGAGCTTCGAGGCATAGAAGTTGAACTATGCACCTCTTGCGAGATGCTCGTTGGTGACAAACCAACTGAAGATGCAAAAATCTGTGAATTTTGCGGTGATCAATGGATCTTCGGCTCTCATTACATGTGCCTTGAATGCTTCAAAGTAGAACCGTGCTTTGGCGTTGAACAATGAAATTACTAAGGCTACAAACCCGCAGACCCAAGGGTAGGTTACCTAAAACTCGTAGACGGGTTCAAAATAACGCACCCACCCCATACCCAACAATCTTGTTAATTTAAATTAACAAACATCTTGTCAGCCAATGCGCGGTGCCCTATTCTGACTCTATTGACCGATTAGGTCTGGGGGAAAATGGGTACGTCCAAAGTAGTTTTGTCAATCTCTAGCCTTAATCATTCCATCAAAACAAACCAAACAAGGAAGTCACATGGCAAAAAAACAAGAGCAAGATGGCTCACAAGGCACTACTCCGTCCACAGTTGAACCAAAGATTAAGTTTAAAGATAAAATCCAAACCCGCATGGACCGCTTCAAGCTTCAAGTGGCCAACATGAAGAAGAACACCTCCTGGAGGCCAAAGCAGCCTCAAATCGTTGAAATGGAACACACCCACTTCTTCCTAACTTGTGATGAGCACGGCAAACCCATGATCCATTCCACTCCCACGGGCGGTCACTTCCATAAAGTAGACTGGGCAGTAGACCAAGATGGCAACCTTATCGCTAAGTGCGGTCCAGCCCTAAAGATCGACTACATTAAGATGGCTAACGGTAAGCAGAAGAAGGCCGTTGTCCCTGTTGAATGGAAAGCTCAAAAAGAAACCATGGACGGCGTTCTAGACTACAAACTTCAAGACACTCACACACACGAATGCACCTACCTCTTCTCTCACAACGTATCTGCTGAAATGAAAAAGGAAATTCAAAGATCAAACTCTGAAGCCATTGGCCCAGTACAAGCTAAACCTCAAAGTGTCGCAGCCACCGGCCTTGCACCCGCTGGCTTCTCTTTAGAGGGCAGTAAAATTGACTAAAGACGAAATCCAAACAGTCTTTGACCAGGAATTAAAGGACACTCTGTTTACTAAACCAGAGGTGCTAAAATTCATTATTGATCACGAAAGAAAGGGACTCTGTCTAGATAACCTGCACACACAGATTAGATTGGCTGAGTTCACAACGTTTCCAAGGAAGGAAACAATATTCCAACTGATCAAGGACTTTGCCAGAACCTTTGCAAAAGTTGCGCTAGATCAAAAAGAACAAGATTTATTGTCTGCAGCCGAAAAGAAGAGACTAGAGAGTAAGGCTCATTACTTAAAAGATGCAGAAACCACTTTTCTAAAGGACATGGAAAAGGAAGAGGCAATGGAAGGACACACCTTCTTTATGCCAGGGATTAGAGATCAAACATAACAAACCAGATCAAGGATGATTATGGCCAAAAGAAAAGAACCATTCGGTAGACCAACTAAATATAGAAAAGAATTCTGTCAGTTGCTCATTGAGCACATGGCAGAAGGGCTTTCTTTAGAATCCTTTGGCGGGAAGGTCCATGTCTGTAAGGACTCCTTGTATGAATGGGTTAAAAAGCATAAAGACTTTTCCGACGCATTTGGTCTGGGAAAGGCCGCCTGTCAACTGTATTGGGAGAAGCTTGGCAGAGATCATTTATATTTGCCGCATCAGGGTGGATCGTTTAACGGTGCGATGTGGGGATTGAACATGGCAAATAGATTTGGTTGGCGCTCTCAGGTTGATGTAAAGCAGGAATCAACTAACAAAAATATCGATCATAAAGGCAAAGACCTTACTCAGTTGACTGATATAGAGTTGGCCGCAATCTATAAAGAGAAGTTGGGATGATATGCCAATAAGTACGGGTGTCGGACTAACCAAATGTTCCAGCTGTAAGATTGAACATCAAAAGATCGATGATGGTCGATTTAATTCTGGGCGTCGACGCTATAGAGACGAGCGCGGGTATCTTTGGGTTAATGGGCTTTGCCGCGAGTGTTCTGTTTTGTATATAAAAAATAGGCGTCGTAGATTAGGAATTTCTAATTCTTATGATAATTGTAATGCTCCAAACCTCCGTAAAGGCCGCCTGTCAGAAGTTAAAGTAAAAGAGTTTTTTGAGTCACTCGGAAACATTGTTAAATTAACAGATTTTCATGGTCCAGATCTTATCATTAATACTGGCAGGCAAAGGCTGACTTGCGAGGTTAAGTCCGTAGTGCGCGCATATAAAAACAGATTATTAGTTGATAAAATCGGGAAACTTCAAGTTTATAATGACTATGTGGCCTATGTTTACGGGGATCAAATTCATATAACTACAATGAAAGACCATTTGGCTGCATGCCCGCCCTCTGGGCAAAGAACAGTTACAAAGCTATTCAATGTCACTAATTCAAAACCAATATCTAGAGCGGTATAAAAAACTAGAAATATTGGCTAAAGATCAAGATGCCGTTGCCTATGAAATAGAAAAGTGCAGGCGTGATCCGGTTCATTTTATTAATTCTTGGGGCTCTACTTATGATCCAAGAAATCAACCAAAACATTTCCCATTTGTTCTTTATGATTTTCAAATTGAAACCATTCATTGGCTAGAGCAACGCTACCGCAATAAGGAAAATGGTTTAGTAGAGAAGTCGCGCGATCTTGGGATTACAAATATGGCGGTGGCCTGGGCCGTTCACCACTTCTTATTCGATAATGGTTTTTCTGCTCTATTTGGATCTAGAAAAGAAGCCTTGGTTGATAACTTCACGATGGATTCAATATTCGGAAAAATCAGATATTACTTATACAGATTGCCAAAATTTCTGATTCCTGAAGGATTAAAAGAAGGTTCTAAGTGGGATCGCCACATGTCGATTACCAACCCTATAAACGGCAACCAAATGTCGGGTGAATCAACAAATTCAAACTTCGGGCGCGGCGGTCGTTCATCTATTTGTTTCATTGATGAAGCAGCGCACATCGAGCACTCAGAACGTATCTATGCTGCGATAAGTGAAAACTCTGATTCAATAATTAGTCTTAGTACTCCAAACGGTAAGGGCAACATGTTTGCCTTTCTGAGATTCGAAACAAAGATACCAACACTGTCTCTTCATTGGTCTAGGCATCCAAATAAAGATCAGAAGTGGTATGATAGTAAGAAGTCCCAGATGAAGCCATGGCAAGTGGCAGCTGAGCTTGATCTTTCTTATGAGATGTCTTTAGAGGGTAAGGTTTATAGCCGCTTTGATCGCAGGTACCATGTCAGCAAAGAGATCATTTACTGTAATCCAGATTATGAACAATTTGTTAGTCATGACTTTGGCATACTTGATCCACATGCAACTATCTTCGGTCAAATCACAACCGAAGGCCTTATAGAGATCTGGCAGTGCTATGAACTGGCTGAGCAAGACATTGGGTTTCATATCCCAATAACCATGGGATCAAAACCAGCAGCCATAAGAACAGTAGACCCTCAAACGGCAATGTACATTGAAAAGGTACTTTCAAAGGTGCCTATGGGCCATAAGCCTGACCATTATGGTGACCATTCGGGCGTTGCTAGAACAGCAAACTCTAAAAGAACATGCCGTGACGCCATTAAAGAGATTACGGGCCAATGGATGAAGTCTACTGGCAGGAATCAGTTCGACTGGCGTATTAAGTGCACAGACAACCTACTTAAGCTTAGACAGAACTCAAGAACAGGTGAATGGTATTCTATCGTGCGTGTTTCTCCAGACTGTGAGAAATTCATAGATGCGATGTTTAACTATGAGTATGATGCAGCTGGTGATAAACTAAATGACAATAACTTAAAGCCCAAGCATAATTGGGCAAGCCATCTAGTTACAGCATTTGAATATTTTGCAATCAATCGGTTTCCGATTCAGAATAAGTTTGATGCCTACACACATACGAGGATTCGGTAAATGAGATACAAACTGCTCACTGATGAGCAAATCTTAGATTTATCCTTTAGACAAAAAATCATTAAAGAAATTACAGACTCTGAAAACACCACTAGAAAAGCAGAAGCTCAAAAAAGGCACGAGATCTACAAAGACAATACCCGTAAATGGGTAATTCAATCCCTGGCCAGAGAAGGTCTAAAGCAGGCAACTCTTGAGACCATGGCTAACCGTGCTGCAAATATCTCAGTCTGTAAGAAAGTAATCGATAAGCTAGCAAGATGTTACGTGGGCGGCGTTCAAAGAACAGCCAATCCAGAGTCTGCACAACCGCAGGTTGATAATCTAGCCAAACTCTTAGAACTCAACACGAAGAATAAAAAGGCTGACAGGTTCCGCGAACTCTTTAAAAACACAATGGTGCAACCCATTCCTGTAAAAAACGTAATTGAGTCTGAGAGATCTGGCATAGATAAGTTTGATTTAGAGTATAGAGTATACGCGCCGTGGCAATATGATGTGATTGAAGATTATTACGATAAAGAGAAGCCTCGTGTAGTGATTCTTTCTGATTATAAACCAGTACATGCATTTCAAATGGCAGCAGTAGATTCCATGAGTGCCATTGGCGCGCATGTAAACACTGCAATCCTTGGATCTACTCGCGCTGAAGGTAACGGCATTAACGAAATCATTGCTGATGACCCATACGATTCTCAATACAGGGTGCACATCTGGTGGTCGCATAAGTATCACTTCACCACAGACTGCAATGGCATCATTCTAAAAGATCAAAGCCCAGATGATCTCTTAAACCCAATCCAGATGCTTCCATTTTGCAATGTAGCGCAAGACCAAGATGGTGAGTTTTGGGCAAAGGGTGGAGATGATCTTATCGATGGATCGGTACTTATCAACCTTGTAATGACTGATGTTCTCCATATTGCTTACACTCAAGGTTATGGCCAGCTGGTGGTAACTGGTGGACCTGATATTCCAGATACAATTGATATAGGAACCATGTCGGCCATAGTTTTGCGCAGAAAAGACGCATCTGACCCAGAGCCCAAAGTAGATTACGCACAAGCAAATCCTCCGCTTGAAATGCACATGAAATCCTTAGAACAATATGTGGCGCTTTTACTTTCTACTAATGGTCTTTCCCCAACAAACGTAGCCAACGCAATTGACGCATCTCAATTCCCAAGCGGGATATCGCTACTCATTGAACAATCAGAGGTCAGTGGAAAGATCGAAGATAAACAAGAGATCATGTCTCATGTTGAACACGACACCTTTGAATTAATTAAGGCCTGGCAGAACTACCTCTTTGATAGGGGGGCGCTAACCGATGCTTTTCAACAGATCGGTGCATTGCCAGATGATTTGCAGATCACCGTAAGGTTTAATAGTCAGAAAGCTGTCATCACTGAAAAAGAAAAGTTAGAGAATTTAAAAGTGAGAGCTGATCTTGGCATTAATGAGAAGGTTGATCTTATCATGATGGATAATCCAGACATGACCAGAGAAGATGCTGAAAAGAAGTTGTTAGCTATTCAAGGTGAAAAGCTAAAAAACACATCATTATATTCTATTTCAACACCCATAACAGAACAAGCGCCGGCCATTGAAGAGCCAGCTGATGAAACTCAAGAGGATGAGAAACAGATTGGGCAAGTCGGGACTTAGCTCTAACCGTATATTCTACGAGTTTGATCCCTTTGAAGAAGCGGGCATTGATGCGCCCAAAGATGCAGAGTCTGCCAAAGAAGAGATTAAAGATTTCGTTAAAGAACAAGTACTCCAATACATCGCCTCTGGTAGCTCTCCTGTGGCGGGCGGTGAATGGAAGCGCTCACTTTCCAAGACTTATAAAAAAGAAAAAGCAAAATATTCCTCGGTCTCCTACGCCAACTTAGAACTAAAGGGTGACATGCTAGACGCTCTAGATGTTGTGAACAAGGGCGGCAATAAGCTCTCTTTGCAAATTACAGGCAGTGAACAAGTAGCCAAAGCCGATGGGCACAATAACTTCTCAGGTAAATCTAGCCTACCCAGCAGACAATTCATTCCAGAATCAGACGAAACATTTAAACGTGCCATTATCGACGGCATAAAAAAGATCGCAAAACGCCATGGCAAATGAAGCTAAAATCTCTAAAGACTTAAAGAAAGAAGTAGAACGTCTTTATAAAGAAGCAATTAAGAAGGTCACTAAAGCTGATCTCGATAGCATCGGTAAGACAGCAGTGGATTCTATGAAAGAGCTCATTTCTCAAGGCATCTCGCCCATTCAAGGCAAGGGTAGGTTTCCTGCATATAAGCACGCTGGAGACCCCACTAAGTATCCAGATAATAAACGTAAAAAGTTTCCTGATAAGCGAGCGCGTCCTGTGAACTTAAAGTTATCTGGAGAATTCCTAAGGAATCTAATCTTTAAGTCCAACGCCGCTAACAAGTCAGTTCAAATAGGTTTTTTCGACAAAAAGAATTTAGCCAAGGAACAGGGGCACAGGGACGGTGCCAATGATCAGCCAGAAAGGCCAGTCATTCCTACAGGCAGAGAAAATCTTGCACAATCGATCCTTCTGCAGATGGAGAAGGTTGTGCAGAATATCTTAAAGAAGATCAAACTTTAAGATTAAAGTTGAACCATAGAACAGGGAGATATAAAATAATGGAAGTTCAAAAAGGAGTCGGTGACTCCGCTAGTGCGGTCGGTGACCAATCTAATACAAATGTGTCCGATTCGGATGCAATCAATGAAAACATTGTAGTTAAGGCCGGGGATCACGAGCGTCTTCTAAAAGATACCCACAGGTATAAAGAAGAAGCCAAGCGATGGCGCGCTGAAGCTGAGAAATCAGCTAAAGAACGCAGAGAATCTGAAGACCGAAAGCTTGCCGAAGCAAACGAGTTCAAGGTTTTGTACGAACGTACTGCTGCTGAACGAGATGCTGAACGAGCTGAAAAACAGAAGCTTATTGATTCGTATTACACGAATCAAAAAATATCTTCTGTCCGGTCTGAGGCTCTAAAAGCAGGCTTAAGACCCGAGGCTGAGGCTGACTTAGATTTAATAGGATTAGATTCTGTGGCGATTGAACGTACAGATCAAGGACGAGTAATTGTACACGGGACCGAAGAGTTTGTTCAGAATCTAAAGAAGACTAGGCCGCATTGGTTTGGAAATACCAAGGTCGCCAACATCAACTCAGGTGGGACTAACTCGACTGCTACGAATCAAACGATTACGCCTGACATGCTCTTTAGATTAGAACAAGAGGGTAAGAAAACAGGCAAAATGGACGGATATTATGCTGCTGTAAAACAGTATAGTGTCCAGAGAGCAAATAAAAAATAAGGGGGATAGATGTCTGATCAAGTAATGAAGGCTAGCGTAGAGCTAGACGGTATTATTCCAGAGGTGTGGGCTGCTGCTTTTTACCCTACACTTTTGGAAGCATTGCCTTTCAATAGTTTAGTATCTCGTGATTACGAAGGTGAAATCCAAGCTTTGGGTGACACCGTTAACATCAACGAGTTTCCACAATTCGGTGTTGCTGAAGATATTGCCGAAGACCAAAAAGTAGATGCTGAAGCTTTGACAGTTTCTAAGCAACAACTGGTGATCAACCACCAATTGGTGAAAGATTTTATCATCACTAAGAAGGCATTGAGACAGTCGATTGATGCTCAAGCAGTGCTTCGTGATCTAGCTTTGCATGCCATCATGAAAAAGATGCAGCTTATCTTGATTGCAGACACTGTTCCTTCTGCATCGGCTCCTGACCATAGCATTGCCTATGACTCTGGAACTACACTGGCTTTGGCAGACATCTTAGAAGCAAAGGAATTGCTCGACGGTGCTGACGTGATCGATGCTGGTCAACGCGTGATGATCTTAGGCGCTGCTCAATGGAATGACTTGTTTAACATCACTGGTTTCACCTCTAGAGATTTCATTCCTGCAGGTAGCCCATTGACCTCTGGTCAGATCGTTACTCCGATCTTGGGTTTCTTGCCAAGAATGACGAGCGAAGCTGCTAACGTAGCTTATCTCTTTGACCCAATGTACATGAGCCTAGCTGTGCAACAAATGCCAGACGTTAAGGTTTATGACATGGGTGTTGAAGGCAAACGTCAGCAACGCGTGAACATGGACGTATTGTTTGGTAACAAGCAATTGTCTAACTTGAGAGTCGTGACGATAGGATGATCCGGCGCGCAATATTTAATAGGAGAGAACAATGAGCTTAAGTGCAAACGAGAAGTTTAGGAAGACATTTTATTTCGAACATGGTGGCAAGGGCGGTTTAACCGGCCTTGACGATGCCAATGCTAAAACAATTGTAGATACCGATTTGATGGCAATCGAAGCCGGTATGGTAATTGAAAAGGTATACGTGATTGTTGATACAGCAATCACTGGCACCACTAACTTAGATGTTGGCGATGACGATGATGCTGATGGTTTTGTTGATGGCTCGCTATCGGTAACTCTTGGCACTCCTGGCATGTATGGATGGGATGCAAAGTTAGCTGGTGCGTATCTTCGTGTACAAACCGCTGGTGCAACAGACGCTGGTGATATCTATGTTGTTCCAAATGCAAAGTACTACGCAGCTGCTGGCAAGGAAGTTAAGTTAGACGTAACCACTGCTTCTACTGCTGGTAAGTTCCGCGTTATTGTAGAAGGCAGTAAGCACAAGTAATAAGCCTTTAAGGGGACCTTTAGATGGAAGTGCGCTCGACTAGAATCAGACACGTTTCTGCCAAAACAGCAGAAGAGTTGGAAGATTTTATAGGCGCACTTCCCTTTAAAGTAGAATTAAAGACTTTAGTTTTAAAAGGTAATCGTTTTTACCAATTCTTTGTCATACCAGATAATCTTTTAGAGATGACATCCGTTGACCTCTAAAGGAGCTTGGTGAGGTACCGTGCCAGTTGATGATTTTGGACTAGAGGTCTTAAAAAAAGCAGCTGAAGAGGTAAATGTCGGTGATAAATCTGATTATGTTATCAAAGTTAGAATAGATCCGAGCAGCTATTTGGGAAGCACAATACTTACAGGCTCCGGATCACCTGCAGGCACTCTAGGCAAAGACACAGATTTCTATCTCGATACTGTTACTGGGAACTATTACCAGAAGGCCAATGGTACATGGGGATCTCCAGTTGGTAATTTAACTGGGCCAGCAGGCGCTGATGGTGCCGACGGTGCTACGGGCCCAACCGGTCCCACTGGTCCTCAAGGGCCGCCCGGCGATGGTAATATCAACTCTGCTAGTAACGTAGGCACTGCAGGCGTTGGTGTATTTAAGCAATTAAATGGTGACGATTTAGAGTTTAAGAAAATAAATGCCGGTTCAAACAAAGTCACTATCACAGATGATACTGGTAACAATGAAGTTGATATCGATGTTACCGAAGCAAATCTTACACTAAATAATATCGGCGGCACATTAGGTGAAACCAAGGGTGGAACAGATCAAACAAGTTACACCACTGGTGATATTTTATATTCGTCCTCAACAAATAACCTATCAAAGCTAGCTATAGGTGGTGCGGCTCAAAGACTTGGCATTGCTTCAGGCGTTCCTGCGTGGGTGGACTTCTTTGATCCAACTACGAGCATGTTTTTGTATGATGATTTTGTAGGACTGGCCACTACTTCTATCCTTGGTTGGTCTAATAACTCATCTGGCACAGGTGCTGGCATTGGTCTTGGCGATCCAAGCACGTTAATTGACGGCAACCACCAAGGCATCATGCGTGCTAGTACTGGCACCACAACTACAGGTCGCGGTGTTGCAGCTGTATACCAAATCAACCTAGCTCTTGGTGGGGGCGTACTTACCTACTGGACAGATATTTATATAGCCACTCTCTCTACGGCCGGTCAGGCTTATGTAATCACTATAGGGCTAGGTGATGACAATGGTTCAACTGAGCACGGCAGGGGTGCCTATTTTTATTATGCACACGGCACTAACTCAGGAAACTGGGTTGGCAAGACAGCGCTTGCAAGCACTAGAACAAGTGTGAATGGCTCGGTAGCAGCTACAACTGGATGGCAAAGACTTAAATGTGTGGTGAATGCAGGAGCCACAAGTGTTGAATTTTTCGTAAATGGAACGTCCATAGGAACTTCAACTACTAATATTCCAAGTGGATCCTCTACTTGGATTGCTCCAATGATTAAAATTGTAAAATCAGCAGGAACAACTGACAGAGAAATAGACGTAGACTATTTTGCCGTTTACCAAACCTTTACAAGTGTAAGGTGATCTAAATGAATTTGGCTGTGAAGTTATATCGGGATGTGAACGTTGCAGAAAAGCCAGCAGGCATCCCAGACGCATGGCCAGCAGAAATTAAGGAGCTTGGCGACGGCAGGGAGTTACCAGGGCCTGAGTGGTTACTCATGACCACCGAAGAGATTGCAATCTATAGAGATCAACACAAGGCAGACTTTGCCAACTGGTATGGGCAAAATAAACCGCCCGTTCCTAGGGCTTATACCCCAGGCATGCCCTATGCTGATCATTGGCACGGCACCACTCAATATCTAAACACACAACTTAGACGTTGGTCTAATACTGCTCAAACCGATTCTAATGGCAGAGTAGTATTCCACTTAACTGAAGACGCAAGGCTTAATGGACCAGCTCTTTTTTCATCTATTTTAGAAATTAACTTTTCAGGATTAGACGCATCAGGAGTGGCAATCCAAGGACCTCACTTCGTTATTGAATCGGTAACGGCAACACAACTTGTTCTTAGAGGAATTCAAGGCACATCTGTAGGGGTTCTAATTGGCGGAACGATCTTGTCGGCTCAATTTGTGAGAGCAGGATACACTGTTTATGCTTCAATTACTGGAGTGAAGGCCACATGACCAGAGAAGAGAAGATTCAATTTATAATGACAGCGATTCAAAGTGATGCGGTTTTGTTATCAGTTATCAGAGTTAGAGTAACTAATGCTGTGAATAACCTTGATGACACGCTCATTGATGCTCTATTTAATTTACTAAACCAAGGATAGGTATGCTTCTAAACAATAGAATTATCTGGAAAGACAATACCACTCTAAGAGACATCTCGATCAATATGTCTGACTTCTATGCAGGCACCGAGACAATGCCGATTGTAGCCGCAGAAGATGCCATTTATATTGGTTCTGACATGCCATTTAACCATAGATTCTTTGATCTTGGTGCAAGTGGTGCAAATGCTGTGGCCTCAAGTGTTTCGGTACGCATTTGGGATGGTAATAGCTTTAATGCTGCCGTTGACGTGTTAGACCTAACGCGCTCATCTGCGGGTGCTACTCTTTCTAAGTCAGGCATTATCTCTTGGGTTACCGATAGAAATCAATCTTGGGAAAGAGAAGATACTACTGAGAACATTTCAGAGCTCTCAACACTTAAAATCTATCAAATGTACTGGGTAAAGCTCACCTTTTCAGCTGATTTAACATCAACTACAGCTCTAAACTACATAGGACATAAATTCTCTGAAGACACACATCTTGCTAGTTTTTATGCAGACCTTGATAATACCGCTCTCAAAACTTCGATTAAGTCTGGTAAAACTGATTACGAAGATCAAGAAATTGCTGCAGCTGAAATAATAGTCAGCGATCTAAGACAAAAGAGAGATCTTTGGTCAGTAAATCAGATCTTAGACTGGGAAAGATTCCAACAGCCAAGTGTCCATAAGACAGCGGAAATTATTTATAGCCTTCTTGGTCAGGATTTTGAAGACGATAGGACAAGAGCAAGACAATATTACAAAGAAGAACTGTCTAAATCCAAAAGTAATGGTGGGATAGACTTAGATGCTGATGGTAGACTCGACGTTATGGAAAAGTTCACGGTAGCGGGGATTAAAAGACGATGAGCAGGATCTCAACGGTTTATGACACTCTTGTCACAACTCTTACGGCGCTCTATCCGTCTCACGTAAGATTGCCACAACCGTATAAGCCAGAAGAAAACAACAAGATCTACCTTCGTAAGGGCTGGGGGATTGTTATGGCTGCTGGTGAAAATGATCAGATCAACATTTCCTGTGAAGTACACGTTACCAGAACATTTAATGTAGTTTTAACACGTCAATATTTTGGATTAGAGCATGACGTTTCTACAAAAGAAGATGTCGAAAAAGATCTTATGGAAGATCAGTTCCTACTTATTAATGAAGTAGAGAGTAACGTTACTCAGAATGAGATGCTGACTTCCGCATCTTATGTTTCTGACAATGGAATAGAGTTTGTCCTTCAGGGGAGTGACAGATTTCTAATCTTGAATACAACTTTAGCAGTTAAATATGTGGAGAATGTCGGTTAAAATATTTTAGGGGGAAAATCTCATGGCTGAGGTAACACGGAAAAGTTTAATGGCTGTAGTGGAAGAATCTACAGTAGGGGACGTAGCATTCCCCTCTTCTGGAGCTGACTTTGTCACTCTACAAGATGACGTAGAACTAACACCAAGTTTTGATATTATTGAGAGTGCTGAGCTATCACCAAACGTTGGCGCAAGAGCTGATATTCTAGGCCTAGAACAGCCGGAATTTTCATTCTCTCATTACATTAGAGCATCGGGCGCCGAAGCAACGGCACCTTCGTTTGCTGAGTTTGTTGAATCAGCTTTTGGTGAATTGGTAGCAGCTACCACAGAGCGCGACACTGTATCTGGCTCTACTGCTGGAACCACCTCTGCTGCTGCAACCATTAACGTAAATACTGGTGAAGGTGCCGAATACCAAAAAGGTAAGGCTCTTCTTATTAAAGATACGACAAATGGTTATTCCATTAGAAACGTTCAAAGCGTATCAACCGATACACTAACGCTTGGATTTAACCTAACTTCTGCACCGGGCACTGGTGTGAATTTAGGTAGAGCAATTCTGGTGAAACCATCTGACACGCCTCCTAGCTTATCGATCCACTTATACCGTGGTAACGGCGCAGCTTATGAAGTCATGGCAGGCGGTAGAGTTTCTGATCTAGAAATCTCAGCAGAAGCAGGACAGCCAATCACGGGTTCTTTTACCCTTGGTGGCACTGAATACTTCTTTGATCCAATTAGAATCACATCGGCAGACAGGTATCTTGATTTTACAGATGATGCTGGAACTTTTGCCGCTGTAATCGCTGCTGGTGTTTATAAAGATCCGTATGATCTGGCTGCAGCACTTCAAACAGCAATGGATGATGTAACCACAACCACTCCAACGGTTACCTATTCTAAGAGCACAGGTAAGTTTACAATCAAAACCACTGGTACACTGTTGTCGCTTCTTTGGAGCTCAGGAACAAATACCGCTAACACTATCGGTGATAAGATTGGATTTGTAACTGCGTCAAACGATACGGGAACTGCTGCAACTACTGGTTACACATCTGACAACGCACAAAGCTGGTCTGCACCATACACTCCAACGGCTGATTCAAGTGTAGATCCTCTCGTTGTTAAAGCTCACGAAGTAATGATTGGTGACTTTAGTGACTTTGGTTGTGCAGGCGTGAGATCGTTTACTGCAACTCTCACTAACGAACTAACCGATGTTCTAGATGTATGTGAAACATCTGGTGTAGCCGAGAAGCTACTCACCGCAAGAACAGTTGAGTGCTCCGTAGTACTAAACTTGTCTCGCCACGATGCTGACAAATTCCACAGGTTCCATTCTGGTAACGATGTGAGATTTGCGTATAACGGCGGGATGAAGTCTGGTGGTAACTGGGTACCCGGTAAGTGCGTTAACTTGTATATTCCAGAAGGAAAGATTACTGAGTACGCAGTTACAGACAACGATGCAGTGATCACTATTGAGATGACGATTAAAGCCTACGTAAAAGTAGATGGGGCAGGGGAGGCCTTCTTTAACTGGCTATGACACAACTATTCAGAGAATGGGAATACAAACTACCGGAGAAGATTATCGACGTAGATGGAACCGAAATGGAGTGTCCATTTGAGGGCACCGTGGTTCTAAAAATCTTGCCAGGATCAGAAAGGTTTAAGCTAGGAAAGTCTGTAGCATTTAAGGTTACTCAGTCGGGTGAAATGGCTCTTGATACAGGAACAGATGTTGTTGAAAAAATGATTAAGATTGCTGAAGAGAACATTGTTTCTATCAATCTTAAATCAAAAGAGGGCCATGAGTTTAAGACACTAGAAGAACTTAGATATGATGAGTCAGCATTTTCTGTGTTGTTGCACCTTGGTGGCGTAGCGATCAAAGGTATCCGGCTGGGAAAGCCCTAGAGGGGCGAATAAAGGCCCAGGTTAGGTCCATATTTAATGGGCACGGGTACCAAAACGAAGCATTCTCGTTGGTGTATGAGTTTGATGTTCGCTCTAAGTTAGCAAAGATGGGGATTACAGATCCAGGATTTACTAGAGCAGTAGACTTTGATGTTGAGATCTACCATTTAATAGCCACGGAATTTATAAGGCTAGAGAATGAAGAGATGAAGCGAATGAATAAAAAACGAGGCAAAGGATAGCCCGATGTCAGCTACTTTAGATATTTTACTGAAATTACAAAATATCGATACTGCTCAGCGCGACATTAAAAAGTTTGCGCAAAGCACCTCTTCTAGCGTTAGTAAGATTGAATCTAGCTTTTCTAGCATTAAGGTTTTTGCAGCCGTTGCGGCAGCTGGCACAGCAGTAGCCGCCTTTTTTTCAAAGTCCATTGCTGCAGCTGAAGAATATGAAGTGGCCGTTAGAAAGCTGGAGTTTGCACTAAAAAGTACCGGCTCGTTTTCAGCTGGCGCGGTACAGGGGTTTGAAGATTTTGCACAAGCTCTCCAAGATACCACCGGCGCAGCTGATGACGCGGTTATCTCTCAACTAGCTTTTGCTAAGCAGCTGGGCCTTACAGATAGACAAGCAAAGACGCTAGTTCAAACGGCAAACGACCTTTCTGCTGTTACTGGTGATTCTCTTGAGACATCGGCTGATAAGTTAATTAAGACATATTCTGGGGCCACTGGAGAGCTTGGTAAGTTCTTTCCAGAGTTAAAGAAATTAACAAAGGAAAGCCTAGCACAGGGTGCGGCCATTGATATTTTGTCTGGCAAGGTTCGTGGCGCTGCGGCCGACTATACTAATACATTTGCTGGATCTCTAAAGCTTGCTGGCGCTGCCTTTAACGATATCTTAAAAAATACAGGTCTCTTTGTTACAAAAAACGTTTTTGTAATAAATGGAATTAAAGCAACCGCTGATGCGTTTAGAGATATATCCACAATTATTGAAAAAGTTGGGAAGAGCTTTAATGGTTTTAGTAATGCAGCTGCAAAATTCTTTAAAGGATTTAGTGCAGCACAGGGTGCTTCTTCTGTTGAGGGTTTAAATAAAGATTTAAAGGATGTAGAAAAACAGCAACAAAGAAACATTTCGGCCCAAAGAGAACTCGCCAGCACCGAGATCGGGGCCGCCAATATTCAAAGTGACCAGGCCCTTACTGTAAAAACACAGGCCGAAGCAATTTTACCGCAACAACAGTTAAATCTTTTGCAAAGTGCTGTTACGGGTCTTTCTCAGGGCTCAGCTGGTGCTGCATCTGCCATCGGTAGCTTGGCTGGTTTTGCTATAGATACATTCTTGCCGGGCTTGGGTGGCATTGCAAACCAGGTATTCCAATTGTTTGCAGCAGGGCCAGAGGCCGTTAGTGGATTTGTGTCTGGATTTATTAATTCCATCCCAACGATAATTTCAAACATCATATTATCTCTGCCAGCCCTAGTAGAGGCATTGATAAATGGGTTAATAGAGCTGCCTCAAAAATTAGCAGATTCTTTGTCTGACAGCTTGCCTGAGGTGATCTCAAAATTAGCGGCGCAGGCGCCGTTCATTGCGATCCGTTTAGGGATTGCACTACAAGCCCAGGCGCCATTCATCGCCCAACGCTTTGCCGTCTCATTTGTTAAAGACGGAATACCCGCTATCGTTAAAGGTTTTATTGATGAATTTAAAAAGCAAGTTACTAGCCTTGGTGGAATTCTAGGAGGCGGCGGTGGAGGAATTGGAGGCGTTGTTGGAAAAGTGGGGAAGGTCTTTGGTTTTGCTGATGGCGGCACTCCAAATTTCAGTGGTGGCGATAACCTACTTGCTGGTTTTAACGCTAAAGAATTAGTTGTCGATAAAACAGATACTCAAAGATTATCCAAGTTCCTAGATGCACAAGAATCGGCTCAAGGATTGGGCGCACGCAGTCCTGGTGCGGCTCAAGGCGGAGGAGCCCGTGTGACTAATGTTACCGTCCCTTTAGTTTTTAATGGCAAAGAACTAGCTTCAGCAATATTTCAACTTAATCAAGATGGGTTTAGAACCGCATGAGTAGCACAGTATCTTGCGTAAAATTGCATGTTGATAACTTCGTAGACTTAGAGATCTTAGCCAATACAGATGTGTCATCTGAGAATGCAAACTTTCCCGTAACTAACGCTTACAACACACAAAGAAGATCAAAAGTTTGGCGTTCACAAGGTTACTTCAACATTATTGATGGCGAGAACACGATTGTATTTACTGAGGGCGGTAGCGATCTAACGGCAACCATTGCAGCCGGTGAATACTCCTCTATTGCCTCGTTTATGACAGCGCTTGATACAGCATTTACTACGGCACCTGGTGCTGCCGGATCTTATTCTATTACTCAAGACTCAACGTTTAAGTTTGTAATCACCAAAAGTGCTGGCACTTTCACCATTAAGTGGACTAACGCTGGCTCTGCAGACATGGCTGATATCTTAGGCTTTGATACGGCAACAGATTCTACTGGATCGCTATCTTACTCAGCCGATGTTTTGCGTATCAATACAGGTGAGTGGATTCTTTGGGATATGGGTATCGCTACAAATCCAACAGCGTTTCTTATGTGCGACCAGCGCAATAGAGCGTTAAAACTATCTCCTAACGGCAGCTTCTATATTCAAGGAAATGAAACCAATAACTTTACCACGCCTACCTTCTCTCAAGAGATTACGTATGATGACGAGGTGATGGGTTATTTAAGTGATGGCGGCCTTCATACAGAAGCACTTCGTTATTGGAGAGTACTTTTTATGGATCAAAATCCAAATGGGTACATCCAAATTGGCGCATTCTTTTTAGGAAATGCATTTGAGCCCATTCGTGGACGCGTTCAGTTTCCGTTTCAAAGTAGGTTTGTAGATAGGTCTCAGATTTTAAGTTCTGAAGGCGGGCAGTCTTTTGCAGACATCTATGAGCAAACTCAAGAGTACTCCATTAAATGGCTTGGACTAAAAAAGGAAGACAAAGAAGAACTAACTGATCTCTTTAGAGTATACGGTGTAGCTAAGCCATTCTTTGTTTCATTTGATACGTGTGCAGCGTTTTCTGAAACGCAAAATCGCATGATGAAGTTTGTAAAGTTTCAAAGTGAGCCAACATGGGAACTCATTTCTCCAAATAACTTTACCTGTAGTATGACTTTCAAAGAGGAGCTATAACCATGGGATGGCAAGTAGCTTATAGGCAGCTAGACACGGCTGATATGTCGGGCACACCAACGGTATATCAAAAGGTAATCTTCCCAAGAAACGTAGTCATCCGAGGCTTTCAAACTTGGTTTGTGGTTTATAACAATCCAACCTTTACTAACATTTACTTTCAGGTCTACTCACTTCAGGGCACGACTCCAAAAAAGCTAATTTACACAAGCACTAATGTTTGGACCAAGGCTGAGCTCCACACCCTTGCTTACGGTATCAAAGGATTTGGGATGATCTTTGATGATGTTGTGTTTCGTGCAAATGAAACCTACGCATTTGTTCCACGCGGGACATCTTACACTGGGAATACTAGCGCGCACCTTGGGTGGAAGCTTGGATTCCCTGATCCGGCGTATAGAACAAACGTGCCTCTTTTAAGCAGAGCCAACATGGGCAGATCGCCATACGACATCACTGGCTTTGTAGGAGATGACTTATAAATGGCATATCTCGATCTCCTAGAAAAAGAAGGAATCGACTCCCAGTATCTCTGCGTTTTATCGCCAAAACGCAAGATCACTGGTTTTACCTTATTCTCTGGTTCTGTATACTCGGCATCCTTCACTTATGGGCACGTATCTAGCGTCACAATTGATGGTGTGGCGCTAACCGAAGGTGCCTCTGTTGTTTTATCGGCAGGAGAGTTCTTTTACGCTGACGACGTTCTTTATGTAAGAAAATCAGATTCCACGTCACCGGCCAGTAACTTTGTAGTTGGAACCTACGAGCTTTATTTTGGAACCAAAGATGAGCATTGGTTTCGTGATCCATTAGATGATTCAACTGATGATATTTATTATGAAGCAAAGATTGAGAAATCACCTGAATTAAAATCAGACATTACAGAGGCTCTCTTTGGTTTTCAGCCCATCCAAAGATCAGCACTGTCACTCATCAATGCAGACCATGAGCTAGAACGCCACGTTTATGACTCATCCTTTTCTAAGGCACGCATTAGGCTATGGCATGTGCTGCGTGAAAAAGCCGGCACTGACATTGATATCGATAACATTAAGTTAGTTTATGATGGCCTACTTGGGAACTTCTCTTATGAGCAATCCCGGGTTCGAATTGAATCAACTTCTGCTGAGGACGAGTTAAACGTAGACTACAGAAACGATGAGGAGAGCTTTTACTCTCTAAGTCTTTTTCCAAACCTAGATCCAAGAGCATCTGGATATCCAATAAGATATGTTTACGGTGTTGTGGATGGATTTGTTCCAGTAAATGTGGACTTTGTTGATTCAGAAACTGCTACCACATCAGATAATAGGAACTTTGCAGTTATTGGTGAACAGGCAAATCTCAATAACGTCACGGCAACTGTGGGGGGCGGTACACACACCACCACTAGAACGTATCTTGCGGCACTTTTAGGCCTTCGCGTTGGTGATCATGTATTTATGGATAGGGCGTCTGGAACGGACAACTATGCAATAATTACGGCAGTTGGCGCTAACTACATAGAGCATGACGTATTGCCAGACGGTGCCATGACTAACGGAGACACAGTTAAGCGCTCCTTTGTAGGATCTATTACTATCATTCAAGAAGGTGTTGTCTATAGGCCGCTATTTAACCGCGATTACACAACAAATGGTGCAATGGCTGGCGGCGTATCGGGCTTTGTATTCACTGATAACTTTGAAGCAAACTTATCGATGCCATCTACATTTACATCAAATGATCAGATATTCTGTAGGGTTTACGGAAGAAAGAATGACCTAACCCTTGGCGGACCGTCCTTTGGTAGTAATGATACAGAGTCTGGCAATATTACAAATCCAGTAATGGTAGCGCTAGATCTTTATAAGCGCACACTTGGAATTTCAGAGTCTAGATTAAATGCCGCAAGCTTTACTGCTGCCCTTGCACTTCGTACTGACGCTTTAGGATTTTCCATTCCAGAGAGCAATAGCGGCAGGTTTCCAAAGGTAAAAGACATATTAACAAATATTATTGAGAGCTCGTTTTTAAGCTTTTATGTAGATAATGACCTGCTGTGGACCGTGAAAGCAGTAGAGCCGCTGGGCGCTAGTACCATTGAAATCGATGACACAGAGATTCTCATTGATTCTATTAGTTATGATTTTAGTTACCGTGATCTCTATTCCGACTTTTTAGTAGAATATAATTACAGAGAGCTAACCGAGTCTCTTGTAAACTCAAGTGACGCAAGATCAACGGTCTCGTCTACATCAGATGTAGCTACTAACTTGCATGGAATTAGCAGACAAAAGACGATTGGGTCGCTTCACTTTAAAACATCTGATGCAACAGAGTGTGTAAATAGATATAAGTTTCTCTTTGGAGATAGGTTTGGTCAAATTGAGATTAAAGCAAAGAATCGATTCTTTCAGACTGAAGTAGGTGATGTGCTTGAGATATCAAGGACTAAAC